CCTAAATCTTCTAAATATGAACTTTAAAGTAGTGTTAAGCACCATGATTGACAACGCACAGTTGTTGGTCCGCCCTGAGATGGGTGTTGTGTGCGAAAAAATCATGCCGCTGAAAAGCGCCATGGCGGTTGCACTGAAAAGTGCAATCAGAACGAACTCTTCACCGGGCTTGGCACATTTTGTGCTGAAGTTTAAGAAATCAATTTCCGTGCTATTAATAGCGGCATTAGCCGCTTATTGTAAACGCATGGTCATACAAAATTCTTTGAGAACCTGGTTGAAGAGATTGAGAGAAAAATTTGGACCAAGGATCTTTACCTGGTCGATTTTTAATGTGAGTTCTTCAATTGCAGCCGACTATCGTAGGCTATTTAAGGAGAACGACGTACACACGTTGTTGCAACACGACACCCCTAAACATCATAGCCACCCTGGTGAGGCTGTAGAGCGCTGCAAAGCCAACACATTTATGAATAATTTTGTCACATCGTGTGGCAAGACGCTTTATAGTGTTGAGATGAGCACCCCTGAAGCTGAACATGATGTTAGAGGCACGCGCCATTACCATGTGGCGAAAGACCTCCAGATGAAACCGAAGCGTGACCCCCTGTTATCTACGGATGTTATTAAAATGACAGATGTAGACTACTATGTTAATATGCCCAGTTACCTAAACGGACATATGTTGATACTATACACGTTTGTCCCAGACAAACCTGCTGGCGTGAGCCAGGAATCAACATATTGCACGTTGGCCAACGGCAATATTGAGATGGTGGTGAATGGAGGAGCACGCTATGAACACCCGCTATGGGACTATGACACTGATCATCTTGTCGTAGACCACTGGTGGGGAAGTATGGTATATCTGGTAGAGGCAAAACAGTTTGCAATGCAACGCCGCGTATATTTATTCGTACCTGTACGGACCGTCTATACGCCTTTAGCCTGGCTGATACCCGGTCGACGATTGTCGTACCGCGAATTAATTTCCGACGGCGTAGCCTACGTCAAATCACAAAAAATCGTCTCTGAGAACATGCTAACACAGCACTCCTACGCCCCGTTCGGTAGCACCAATAGTGTAACTATTAGTGACACCGTCCGCGACGCAATACGGATGCGGTGCAGCATGGCTAAAGACCCACAAATCTCCGACATTGAACGGATCCTGAAAGCGTACAACGTGGAGGACTCGGTCTCAGGAGCCACACTTCTGACCACCCTATGGCGAACAACGCCACAGGTATTTGGATTAAATACACGCCAGATAACTCCCTGCATCGTAGATGCTGTGAATTATCAGGCTGTATATCCATTGGTAACTGAAGATGGCAAACCTGTAGCACGACCGATAGCCCCTGCATATGCAGAAGATGCTTACGCGCCACGACGATCCCTCAACAACGACACAGCATGTCTACAAGGTAGAATACATGATGTGAAGAATAAAGTGAAAACGTATCCTCCATTCTACGTGAACTGCATAACAGAGTTCGTAGAATTGTTAATACCCAAAGCTCATATCGGCGTCCCCTATGATCAACAATTCGTAGAAGACCGGATGACACGCCCCGCTCAACGAGCCAAAATAGCGAAATTTAAACAGTTCGCAGGATTGGATAGTAAGTGGTCAGT